TCGATGAAATTGCGCTGCAACCGGATGCCAAGATCACTGACTGACTTTGTGAGCCCAGCAACCGGCTCGCCAACCGATGTACAGATCGAGCGGTTGTAAAGGTCTGTGTCGATTTCTTCGTCGCTGGTGATCGTGGAGTAGCTTATCTGCGTAGGCTGAAGGATCGGGTTCTCGAATCCCTCCGTGTATTCAGGGCTTTCGTAGCTGACCGTGGTGACATACTGAAGCAGCCCCTTCTGTTTGGTGGCGCGATCCTTGACGGTCATAAAGGGAAAAAGCGGGTGCGCCTCAAAATTTTTTGGGATTCTTGGGTCCGCTTCAACCGTCTGAATCGTGTCGAACGCCGTTTCAACGGTCGAGAGAAAGACTCGCTGCCCCGTAGCTTGTACCCAGCCGTTTGAATCGGCTTTCAAGCTGCGACTGTCGTCGCTTTGTAGATCAACGGAAAGCACGCCCATGTTATCTGATCACCTTTATTTGCTTGGCTGTGTTGTCCTTGATGTCTTGGAACAGTGGCGACATTTCCTGAAGTGCTTTGATCGTTGCTTGTTGCAGTTTAAGCTGCTCCTCTGTTGCCTTTGCTGTTCGATCGGCTGGAGTTCCCCCGCCGCCGCGCGTTAGCATCCGGCCCTCTTTTGCTTGGTTCTCGGGAGTGCCTTTTGCAAGTTCGGCGATAATGTCTTCCGCTCGCTTTTTTCCCTCATCGCGGATCTTGTTTTGCAATTCTAGCTCTTCGTTTTGTTTTCGAAGCTCTGCGGCTTGCTTTTTCGTTTCTTCTGACATGCCCGCGAGCGCTTCTTTTTCTCGCTCCGCTGCTTCCGCTCCGTTTCGTAGCTCGATGTTTTTCACCCTGAGATCGCTGAGGTACTTAGCTTCTGACTCCGCTTGTTTTTTTACCTCTTCGGCGTTCTGCTTGTTTATCTCTTCGCTTTCTTTAACCGCTTCCTTGTACAAGTTCTGTAGCGACACCTTTAGCTTTGCGGCGTCTAGCTCGGCTCTTGCTGCTTCTAGGTCCGTTCGCTGAAAGGCTTCAACGCCCGCACCGGCCTGAAAAAATTCGTCTTCGTTCCTTTTCTTCTCCCCGTCTGCATCGAGAAGTTTTCTTGCCTCTTCCTGATACCCCTTAATGATGTCTTCCGCTTTCATGAACGCAGCGGTCTCTTGATCGCGAATTTCTTTTTTCTTTTTTGCGATCTCTACTTCGTCGAACTGCGCGTCTCGGATTTTTGTCGCTTCCCGGTACTGGCTTTTATACAAGTCGAGCATTTCGCGGTTTGTCTTGACTTCGTTGTCAAGGTGTTTCTGTCTTGCTTCGCCGACTCTGACCGAGTGCAGCATTGTTCCCGCTGCTTCTTCGCTTGCCTTTTTCGCTTCTTCCCATTTTTTGTTGTACTCTGTGATCAGCTTGTCGAGCCTCTCGGCTTCGGCAGTAGCCATTTCTTTCTTGGCTTGGTCGCTATCTTGCAGTTGAATGATCTGAAGGGTTTTGTTGAAACGCTCGTCAAGCATCCGCATATAGAACTGATGCTCTCTCCCCATTTGCTCTTGCGTGTGCTGCATCTGCTTTTCAAAGCCTTGCTGCCCTGTGACTGCGCGAGCGAAAGCGTTTACCAGCGGCATGATCGATTCAGCGATCATGAGTCCGATCGCCACTTTCATCACTCCGACAGAAGCGGCCGATTTGTCCGTGTCTGCTTGGAGTTCTTCAAGTTTCTTGGACGCCATGCCAAGAGACGCGACAAACCCGCCGATCTCTCCCGCGCCAAACTGCGCTGCCATTCCGGCCAGTGCGCTGCCAAGCTCTTTCGCTGCCTTTCCGGCTATTCTTTTCTCTGCGGTTGCGCGTCTCTCAGCTTCGGCCAGTGCTTCCGATGCCTTTACTTCTTGCTTCTTAGCTTCAATTGACGCGCGGATCCCTTTGGCCTCTTCGATTGTTGCTTCGCTTGCGCCTCGCTTCCTGAGCCGATACTCTTCGACCGCTCCCGCGCCTTGGGTCAACGCCAACTCTTCAAGCCTTAGGTTTTCAAGGTAGTCCTCCTGATATTTCTGAAGATCTGCGGTCGCCTGTTCTTGTTGCCTTGTTTTCTCCGCTGCGTCTTCTGCTGCTTTTGCTTCGGCCTGTAGCGTTGCGATCGTTTCTCGGCGTGTCTCGATTGCTTCGATCTGTTCTTGCTTTAGTCCCATCGCGGAAAGTTTGAATCGCTCGGCGGCTTTCTCGCCGTCGACCATCCGCATGATCTCTTCGTCAAGGATGCTTACCATTTTTTTTGAGTAAGCGTCAGCTCGCTGCCCGACTTTATCAAAGATAGCGCTCGCCTTATCGACGCCCTCAAGAACAATTTGAACTGATTCGCTCATAGTCGTTTGTGGGCCTCAATCTCTGCGCGATTTTGCTCGCTGTTGTAGATCGCGTGGAAGTTCATAAACCAAGCAGACTGGTCAAGGGATCCGCCTTGCTTGGGCGGGATCCCCGCTTTCATTAGCTGCGATAGTCTCGCTGCTTTGTAAACGTCAGTGCTGATGGTTTCTTTTGGGCATTTGGTCAAAACGAAATAGCCTGTCTGATTGCAACTGAGACATCCGGTTTCGTCACAATCTGGGCAGGCTATTTCTAGGGGGGTCAAGTCTGTCGGCGCTCGCTTGCAGCTCGCAGAACAGTTCTCGCAGATCAGCCCGTAGCGGATGAGGCTAACGGTTCTGATGTTTTTTTTTCCTGATAGCTAACCGTGGCTAGCGCGACGAGGGCTCGGCTGAGTTGGTGAACCTCCATGAGAACGAGCACCTTGAGCAGCGACTCTTCCCCTTTGTACTCAATCGCGTTCCCCTCGCGGTCTGTGAAGTTGGACCAGCCCTTAATGAACGGCGTGACTATTTTGCATGCCGCTAAATGCAAGTCGTGGAGCTTCGTGTAGCTTGACGCTTCTTTGAAAATGTCCACGAAGCTCGCAAGCGACTCCTCTTCTTGCATCGTCGGCATAATTACAAAAAATGTCGGCCGCTGCGATTCGTCGGGATAGTTCTCAACATCAAACTCCAAGCTGATCGGATACAGCTTGTTCGGCAACGTTGCTTTCGGCATTGGTCCCCCTATGTTTTTGGATTAGCTAAACGCCGCAAACGTGATCGATAGCTCGTCGTTTCCTGCGGCAGAGTTTCGGTTCGCGCCGAGTTGTAGGTTTGCGGTGACGATGCCGCCGCGATCCGCTTGCTGTGCGTTGAGGATCTGAGCTTTCGGCGCCGCGAACGTTACTTGATCGGTCGTGTCTTGCAATTCTAGCGAGAACGCCCGCTCGGTGTGGCTCGTCCAGTCTGCCCACGGGGTTGCGGTTCCGGTCAAAACCATTTCGGGATCCATCGACATCGTTACCCGGCGACCGTTGATATGGGCCGCTGCGATGCCGCTCCCGTCCGATTGCGTCTGACATGGCCGAACGGCGACTTGGTTTCCTGCATCGATCTCGATTCGATTGCAGCACGGTTGCCACGCCCCCAAAGAGAACGGCGCGTTAGAGACGCGAAACGGCAGAGTCGTGGGGTATGTCGGCGTGAGAAGAGTTGCGTTCTGAAGATCTACATAGGCCCCGGTGAAAGTCCATTCGATCATCGCAATCTTGCCGGTCTCGGCGACGATCTTAAACGTGCCGGCGCAGCCACGCATCAGGATCCGGTATCCGTCAACGTAATGCGCCATCGTCAGCGTTTTAACTGCAGCTCCCGGGCTCTCAGTTTTCGGCGTAAAAACAAGCGCCGCAGCGGTCCAGCCGCAAGCCGGGAGAAACGTTGACGCCCACGCCGGGACAGTCCCCGTTCCCGTGCCGTAAATTTCGGTTTTGAAGGAGACGGTCGCTTGCCGAAGATCGCCAATTGATGGGAGCATGGAAAAACTACCGCTTCCCATTCGCTCTTGCATCGAGATGTTGGCTTGCATTTGGAGATCGAACACGTTGAACGCGCCGTCTGCCGCCGCCAAGGTTTCGGCTGTCCCTGAGGTGACTTCGGTTTTCGCCGCGAGCAGCGATCGCTGTTTAATTACTGGCACTTGTTGGACTCCTAAAAATCGTGACCACCGCGCACAACGATGCCATCGCGAGTGCGGCGCTTGATTGTTTCGTCGATGACTCCGATATGAAACTTCAGCTCATGCGTCATGTTCTTGCGAAATCGCACTTCAGCCGAAGCGTGTGCGGTTTTCCAAGCCTCTGCTTTATTAAACATGCCCCACGGACTCAGGCCCTTGGGGAAAGCGAGCGGAAGCCTCTTCTTCGTTGGGCGGATCGCGACCCACTTGATCTTGCCTGTGCGGTTTGGCCCACCGAACGCTTTCGGAAGCATCTGACGGCCTTTCTTGCCGTCGATGATGTACGTGATCCCGTCCTTGTATCGCTCGGGCTGGAAGTTGCGCAGACTTAGCCGGTTGCTTTTGCTAAAGCTGATCCGCCCTTCGTTCTCGCGCGCGGTGGCTTTCTTTATGACGAACCAAGGCGAGAGGTCTTTTTTCTTGACTGGGAACCGTGAAAGGATCGGCCCATCGCTCTTGAGGATGTCGGTTTTGATACCCTGCAGCGTAAGGTTGATCGTCTTGGTAAAAACTTGAAGCAGTCGCTTCGGCCCTGCGTCTCGCAGGACTTTCGCGATCATGTCAACGTGTTCTGTGTCTACTTTTATTCTTGCAACGCCCGCTATCACGCCCGAACCTCGTAGGGGTTTGTTTCAGATACGCGAGTCATGACCATTAGGCCCATGCGAAACCCGGCGACTCCCCCATCGCTTTCGGTGTAGTTCTTGATCTCAAGGAACTCGCTGTTGATCGCGAATCCGCCGAACTGATGCCAGTTCCCCGGCGCGGTGATCGCCTTGATGACTTCGGCGGCGAACGTGTTCCTGAGTTCGTCGAGAGAAACAATGTCTTCCTCGCTCGGACGAAGTTCGCCGTTAATCGTAAACGGCAAATTCCACGCTTTTCCGATCGGGTTGCCGATGCAAGTGAGCGCGTCGTTTGGCGATAGGTCGCCTTGAGTCAAGAGAATATGGTAGCTGACTGGCTCGAAGTCATTCAGCCGAATCGGCCGGGTAACTCCATCGACTGTTAAAAGATACCCGTTCGCCGTGTCGATCGATTCGAGTCGGATTTTCAAAGCTGTCGCGATACTCTCGAACACGGGAACGGGCATTATTTTAGCGCTAGCTGCATCATCGCGAGATCCTGATTCATGACTTGCCAGATCACTCGCTGATTCAGATTGACTGCGCCCTCCCTCCGAGCAACTGCTACTCGATCTCCGCCTGTGTCGATCTCCGTTCCCGCGATCCCGGTCGTCGAGTCGTTGGCAACGTAGATCATAAAACTGACCGCAACGACAGCGCCCGTGCTATCGTAAAAGCTCGGGGGATCCCGGTTTACAATTGCACGGATTTGCCGAGCGCCGCCGCCGCGCGGGTAATACACAACAATTTCGGCGAAATCATTCAGATTCAGAAAGACGCTCATCGCGTCTTCCTGCATCTGGGACTTAAGTGTCATTGCTATACGCGACGAGCGCGAACGCTGATCAGGTCGACGGTAACGCTGTTGACGTTTGTGTCGGCTGTCTTTTGGATTTGCACGAACGGCTGAAAATTGGTGGTAAAGCTGCCCATGTTAAACAGCGTGTTCGCGCCGACTCGAACGTTGTCGATATAGAAGCGAACGTCTCGCTTTCCGTAGGCAAAGCTGATCACAAACTTTTTGTAAGCTGCGCCGAGCGTTTGGCCGGTTGCGATGTCGCTGATGTCCAAAACGTTGTCGTCGGTTTCCACAAGAACCGCATTGCTTCCCGAAAGCTGAAACTGCGCGTGTGCGGTGGTGCTGTCTGGGTTGTCGTTGCGAGCCGTGTTGAGCCCAAAGGTCAGAGTCGTAGAAGCGGCCAAAGTGGCGACCGCTTTGATCCTAAACTCGATGTCGATCATCTGGTCGATGTCGTACTGCAGAACATCGCCGCAGTCCAAGCAAAGATTTTGAATTTCGCTTGTATTGCTGAAGGTCATCGCGAACGCGCCGCCATGCTCGTTGACCTTGGCATACGTGGGCGTACCGGCCGCACTTGTGTCGGTGATTTTCCACTTGCCTTCGCCAACAGTGGTCGAGATGGTTGCGCCGCCGAGAAAGTCCTCGGCTTCAAGAATGTAATCTTGGATCGGATAGTTAAAGCTCATGGTTTCCTCTGTTTGTTTGTTGTGTTTGGTGAGGTGTCAGGGGCGTAGCGGTTAGCTAGTTGCGTACTTGTAAACGCCGCGCCAGTCGATTGCAGCAACGCCAAACGTCTGACGGATCTTGTAGCGGTAGCAGTCGGTTTGAAAGTCCCACTCGTTTTCGAGAACGGGCGACTCTTCACCTTGCAGGAAACTGATTTCAAGGGTATCGATCGAGCGGTTGTCGGCGACCAGATACCACGCCGTTGTGGAGTTTGCATCGAGCAGGGGCTCAACGATCAGCTCCAGATTTCGGTTCCCGTTGGGGCCGTAAATGTTGGCGGTGTTGCTGTTGCCCGTGGTACTCGAACCGCCAGCCAGAGGGTCGGCAGTCGATTGCAAGAGCTGGCTTGCGGTTCCCGAAAGTGCAGCGGGGACGATCATGTATCTCGGGGTCACGTTGATGATGACATCCGAGTTGATGCCCTTCTGAACCATCATCGCTTGGTAAGCGGTGTTGAGGTTTGCCACGGTTGGATTTCCCGAAGCGCCCGAGATAGTCGAGCCGCTCGCGTGAGCGCCGAACAGAGCAACGCCGTCATTCTGCACGGGGTTGCTGAAAAACACGTTGTACGCGACTTGGTTCTGTCTGCGCTTTGCGGCATTGCCGTGCATCGCCGGAACCCGAGAGATAGCGTCAAGATCGTCGTTGACAACGGTTTCCCACGACACCGAGAAGATCGCACCGTACTTGTCCACGGTGTAGCTTGTCCGGTTGTCGCTGTATTGCTGCTCCTTGTAGGGGCGCAGCTCAGGGACGATCTCAAGGTTTGGCGATTCAGAAAAACGGATCCGGTTGATCGCCTTGAAGTCTTGAACAGCCGGGGCCTTGCGGACCCACTTCTCGTAAGTGAAAGGGATTTCTTCGTAGGCCGCGAGAAGCGTCTTGTTTGCGGCGTCAAGCAGCAAGTTCGAAAACGATCCGCTGGAGTGGTAAGCGGCTCGCTCGATGTTGTAGCGCTGCATGTGGCTGGGCGCTCCGAGCGCGGCCATTGCGATGTCCCGATCGGTCATACGGTCAGTGTTGACTTGATGACGCTGCAGCCATCGCTCGGCCATGCGCTTCATCGAAAGGTTGGTAAAGTCGTTTGTTTCGCGTGGCTTGCCTTTCTGCGGACATGCTCGGCTGATCAGGCTCTCTCGCATTGCTGCCGAGAAGCGATCGTCTCCCGAACTGGTAACGCTGATCCGCTCGCGTCCGGCGCTGCTGCCGAGTGGCTTGTTCATGATCTTCCTCAAAATTTGTTCCCGGGCTTGCTTCAGGGACACGCCGCGATCGCAAAGCGAATCGGCGAACTCCCGCTTGATGTTCGCGCCCTGACAGAGCGCTTGGATTTCCTTGCGCCGCTTGACATCGGAGCGAAGAGCGCGAAGGACTGCCTCTTCTTCTTTCTTCTCTTTCATGTCGCCGCGCTTGGTTTTGTCTTCCTCGGGCATGTCTTCGCCCTCGGCCTTTTCGATTTCGGTTTCGTCTTCGTCGTCTTCCTCTTCGCCCGTCATCGGATCCTCTGCTCGCTCCGATGCTCCGCCCATGGCGCCCATCGCCCAAGCCAGCGCGTCTTCAGCGGTGGCGATGTCCTCTGGCATACCCATGCCGACAAGTTGCGCCTTGAGTTCTTCGTTCATTCGTTTCATCCCTTTTGGTGAGGTGTAAGATCGTTTCAGTTCGCGAACTGTACTTGTTTCGTCAGCGCCAGCCGCGACTAAACTTGCATCGGTTGGGACCCACTCGGTAACGATGTCCGCTGGTCCTTCGATGTCGCTTTCGTCTTGCCGGTACACTTCGCCGCGCTTCACTCGGTGAACGTTGCGAGGGGTTGCCGTGATACTAAAGTCTGTGATGTGACCGTCGATCAGCTTTTGATAGGCGTCTTGCGATCGCTGGTCGCCAGCGAAGACTGCATCGCCGACTAGCTTGCCGCGATCGATTCTTAGGTTTCTAACCGAGCCCAAGACATTTGCAACGCTCGATCGGTCGTGAGAATCCACGATCGGCAATTGTTTTTTGTCCCCTCGGAATTTCACGCCTGACATCTTGAGGATCTCGGGGATCGCTTGCCCGGTGTTTTCGTCGTACCGCTCGACGGGGTTCTCGGTTGCAATTACAACCTCGACCGATTTTTTCTTTGGGTCTGCGGTGGCCTCTCGAATCGAGACCATCCGTAAGATTTGCTTGTGCGTCATGCTTTGCCGCTCGGTTTTGTCGGCGGCTTCCATCTGTTTGCTAAGTTTCGCGGCCCATGCTTTCCCGGGGTCTCCGCCCCAGAGAGCCCAAGCGATCCGCCCGGCGCTAGGAAAGCCTTTCTGGCTTGGACTCCAGCCCTCTCCCTTCTTGTCTACTTCATGCCGCGCGAAGTAGCTAGACATTCTCCCGACAGTTTCCGGCGATATTTTTGCGCCGTTTGAAAGATCTCTCGCTCTTGCAACTCCAACGGCCGTCCCGCCCCGGTTGTGCTCGTCTCGCCACTCAAGCCCGCGCTTTGCTTCGGCGCGGACCCCTTCGGGAGGTGTGAAGTCGATATGGTCGTATTTAGCCATTTTTTTCTTTCTTGATTCTGTGCTTGTCTTTCAACGCGCGCAGTCGCTCTTTCCGTTTTTCGGAAAATTGTTTGGCTCGCTCTTTTTGTTTTTGCTCGCGAACTTTTGTCAGCCAGTGCTTGCCGTCATCGTCGAGATCGATTTCGATTGTCATAAGTGTTTGCCTATTTCGTGTTCTTCGTGATACGGCGCGCGGTCAAGGAAAGCGTCCCACTTGTATTTCATTCCGGCGATCACCGCCTCTTGCTCGGCGTGGATGTTTTGCCCAAACGCCGGGATGCTGACCACCGCTTCCCGGGGCGCTTCAATTCGCAGGACAACCCGCGCGTATTGGTCGCGCGGCTTTTTAAGATCAACTCCATTCCAGTTGTTAGCGACCCCGAGACCCTCTCGCCCCATCGCTGTCGATGCCAAGCCGTTTCGCTTGAGCTTGAGTTCTGGCAATGTCTTGAATTCTTCTTTTCTCGTCTTGAGGTCTACGTCAATCGTTATCCCTTGTCCTTTGACCAGATCCTTGTCGATCAAGACTGCGCGATAGAGATAGACCTTATCGCTCCCCGATTGTTTCAGCGCGTACTGAGTTGCGGCCCACGTGCCGCGAATGTGCGCTTTCATGATCTCGCGGCCGAACTTGATTCCACCCTCTCTGCCCATTGCGTTAAGTTCTTCTTTGGTCTGACCCCCATACTCGGTCGTAAACCGCAACGCAGCTTGGTCGATGAGTTTTTTTTGTTCGTCGCTCCAGTCTTGCTTTCTCCCTCCTAGCTCTTCGGCTGTGCAGTCTTGCATAAGCAACCCCGCCGAGCTGGTGCTGCTCTGTTTCCATGAGACCCAGCTGCTCGCGATCGCCTCTTCGTGGTTGATCGAGTCGGGCAAGCCGCGAGCTTCGAGCGTTTCCCTCATGACTCTTTTTTGAACATACCGAACAACGTTGCGGGTTTTTTTGTAGTCTTCGCCGTTCTTCGCGATCTTCCACTCGCCGGGCAGCTCGATGTCTTTCAGTTCGGTGGCTGAATAGCCTGACGCCTCCAGCTTCTCGTCGTCGCTCATGTTGTACCATTCGCTGGACAAGTCTTCGTAGACATTTTGCGAGAGGTTGTCGCTGATGTTGTCGCTTTCGCTTTCCCAGTCGCTTTCAGCGGTTTCTTTTGCTTGTTCGATGTAAGACTGCTTGAATTCCCTTTTTGCTTCTTGCTGCTCGGCAACCATCAAGCTCGTAAAGATTTCAAAATGCTCGTCGCTAATGCCCGCCTCTTTCGCTGCGTCTTCGTCGAAAGAGTAGTCTCCGCCGTCGATCTCTGGGGTCATCGCTTCAATCGCTGAATCGCTGACAAGGTAATTTTTTTGGAACTGGGCTTTTTTGTCTTCCCAGATCTCCATCAGTTTGTCTTCGGCGTTTCCATCGGTCCATGCATCTTCCCAATCGTCTTCGGCCGCGTTCTCCTTGTCCATCAAGAAATCGTCTTTTGCTTGATCCATCAGCTCGCTGTACTTCTCGGAAAAATTATCTTGTTCCCAAGAGGACTGGGCTTCTTGCTGTTCATCCTCGTCGATGTCGTTCCATGAGACCATGACCTCTTCGCCCTCTGGCAGTCCCTCTTCGATTTGAGAGATGATCGTCTCGACCATTTTGTTGCTAACCGCTGCGGCTTGCTCCAGCTTGTAGTTTTTCTGATCGTCTGGTGTGATAAACGGCAACCACGCTTGCCCGGGCATTGGGACCGGCCGAGAGAGATCGCCGCCGAGACTGTCACTAGGATCGCCTGACCCCGTTACGCTTTCCATGCTCGCGCCTTTGTTGGCTGGCGAGCAGGAGTTATCTAGCCCGCCGTCTTTACCTGTCCCGCAAAAGGCTCGCTTACGCTCTTTTTTTTTACGATCCCTCGCGGGCTTTTGCTCGTCTTCTTCTTCTTCGACCTCAATCAGCAGATCGATGATTGCGCCCTCTTTTAGTTTTTGATCAATATCCGGCTTGGCTCGCTTGCGGATCTCGTTTGCCTCTCTTCCGAACACTGTTCGCTTCGCACCGAAAGCCAGCTCTTTGATGATCGCGTTTAATTCTTTGACCGTTAAGCTCATTACTCTTTCGCCTTGCCTAAGAAACGATTCCACGCTTTTTCGTCTTCGATTACCAAGCTGCCTTTGTCTAGGTAAGCGATTCGCTTGCTTGTGTCGTTCGTGTCCCACAACGTGAACTCGTCGAACGCTTTTCTTTTGATAAGCTCAGGGACAATCTCGCTAACGTTTTTATGCGCCCACCTCAGCATTTCCTCGGGAACATACCGGCCGGTTTTTTTATACCGCTCGCGGTTTCGCTGCATCGCTGTCTCGGTGTCAACTGTGACATAGTGCGCGACCACCTTCGCCCCATGCTCTCGCATCTTTTCGACCTTCTTCATAACGCTATTTATGCCGCTGTCCCCTGTCCCATCCAGAACAACGTTAAATTTTCCCTTTCCAGCGCGATCATGCAATTGCTTGGCGAGATAGCTCGACTCCTCATGAGCCACCGCTGCCGCCGTATTGTCTTTGTTTTTGAGCATCTCCTGATATTCGGGCAGATCGCCTTTAATTGCGTCCGAGTCGATCATTACAAAATTAGAAAGATCGCCGAGCGCTCCACTGTGTGCAATTGTAGATTTGCCAGCGCCGCCGCCGCCGCCGAATAAAATTGCTACGGGTTGATCGACTGGCGTTTTTCCTTCCATTCGATCCGTCTGGATTTTTTCGTGAAGCACTTTTCGCTCTGGCGTCCACTCTTTTTGATCCGAGTCATAGTGGATCGCTTGCGTATCGATCAGTCTGCCGCCGCTGTCTTGTTTTCCAAGATCTGCTTTTGCTTGGGGCGGCTTTACGGTCTTGCCTGATGAAGCAGCTTTGCCCGCGACCTCTGCCATTGACTTACCGGCATTTGCAGGACTGCATGAGTTGTCGATTCCGCCGTCTTTGCCTGTGCCGCAGAAAGCGCGCTCAAGCCAGCGCTTTGCTTCCTCTTTTTCTCGCCGAGTCCACTTGATCGGAACCTTGCGCGGCCCGAGCAGAACTGCTACGCCCTGATTTCCAAAACCTGACTCGACGTAGTAACCATCGTAACCGGCATCGAGAATAAGGCTCTCAGCTTTGTTCGCGTCCCCTCCAGCCTTGCGCCAAAGCGTAGGATCTTTTTTCACGTGGTAAAGGTTGTCCATCTGGACTTGCTTGCGATGCGGCCCAACGCCCGCTTCAGGGAAAACGCCCTCGCCTTCGTCTACATAAAAATAGATCCGTTGCCCGATCCGCTTGTCGTCTGCCTGTGCGATCCGGCTCTTCTCTGCGCCCTTCAGGCCCTTGCCGTAGGCGGCTGAATTAAGAACGACTCCCTCAGAGAATCCGTAGTGAACGCCGACAACGCTCACGGCGTCTTTCGGCGCGCCCTTTTTGTTGCCGTTGTATCGCGGCGTCCCTTTGTAATCTTCTGGAGTTGTTGATCCAATAACTCCTGAAGGAGTTGATAGTTTTCCCCCTTCATCAGATCCAGAATCCGCCGCTTTGCTTTTTCCTGATCTTGCTTGGAGTTCTTTTTCGAGTTCGTCGCTGGCTTCGCCTTGGATGGATCGAATCCCGGCGCGATCAAGGCTCCCCCGTTTTCCAACCAAGTCGGAAGTCCCGGTTTCACTGGCATAGTTGTAATCTTCTTTCTGCGGCCAAGCGTAGTACCCTTCGGCGTGTTTCATCTCGTAAGCGCCGTTCAGCGCTTTGTCGATCTCGTCTGCAAACTCGCGGCTGTTCGGCTGTGTGTCAACGATCAGCATTTGCCCGTCAACGGTTGTATGACCGCCAACCCGGTCGCCGAGTTTGCTTCGCAGCGCCTGATAGACTCCGTGAATTGTATCCTGATCGGCGCCCTCGGGAAGTTCGATCGTAATGAAACCGCCCTTCTCCCCGCCTTCAAACGGCTGAGAGCTTGTGACCATCATCGACTTCTGTGAAAGTGCAAAGCCGGTAGCTTTAGTCAGGGACATGATCTGCGGAATGTCTGCCGGGTCGTGAACGACAGCCGCGAAACTCGGCGAGCTGAGATCTTCAAAGCCGCCGATCTGATCTTGGATCGTGACGTTTTCGAGCCCGAGCGCCGCGAGGACCTTGGGCATTACCTTGCGGCTGACGTTCTGACTTGCTTCGATCTGATCGTCGGGACTCATCGAGCTAAACCGCTCGGCAAGTTCTTTGTTGTCGGGGTCTGGTGCGACTTCAAACAGTACCCGCGACGATCCCGGCGTCCCTGATTTCCCGCTCTTGCCGCTATCGCCCGTTACCTCGGACATCGACTTACCGGCGTTGGCCGGTGTGCAGCTATTGTCTAAGCCGCCGTCTTTGCCGGTTCCACAAAACGCGCGGGATTGTTTATCCCTGCAGATCTTGCAATTGCAATCGTCGCCCGTTCCTGTGCAGCGTGGCAATGACGCCATATCTGATGACGCTTCGTCTTTTTTTTTTGGTTCTTCGCCCTCGGGCGCGGCCGGTGAGTCGGGCTTGATGACTTGGATCGGCGCAACGATCTGTTCAATCAGCGATTTGTCTAACGTTGGAAACGCTGCGGCAATGACTGCCTTGGCTGTATCCTGCGGCAAAACGCCAGCCGCGACCTGTTCGAGGACTCCGACTAGGCTCGAGACCTGAGCGCCATTCAGCGCGGTGTCTTGGACTTGCACCTCGGCCGGGGCCTCTGCGGGGCTTCCTGCGGGGCTTTCGGCTCCCGGCGATGTTTGAGCCGGGGGAGGGGCTGATCCCTCGCCCCCGGGGCTTGGAGGGGCTCCCGGGGCTCCCGATTCGTCTCCCGGGGCGAGCTTGAGCTTTTTCAGGAGCTCCTGCTCCTTTGCCCGCTGGTAGAAAACGTGCCGGTAGTTCAGGCCCTTCGCGCCTAGTTCTTCGGCGTAGGTCGTTTGAAAAGCGTTGATCGATGCTTCGGAGCTGGATTGTTCGACACCGGGATCGACCCATTCCCAAGCCGGGGGCATATGCTCGCACGGCGCGGCCTTCTCGGGGTTGGCGAGTAGCTCGCTCGCTGTTGGGAACGACTGCAGATCCGCCTGTGCCGCCGCCATGCAAAGACGATTCCAGATCGGCTTGTTGAAGTGATCGATCAAATACCGCTGCCACCGGCGAAACCTTCGACGGTCTTCGAGTTGGCTCGCGCGGTTGCTGCTGTAGTTTGTCTGCGAGTAATCCCGTGCAACTGTTTCGTAACTCAATCCCGTGCCGACAGCGATCCCGCGAAGCATGAGCCTGATCCACGGATCCGCGCCGCTGTTGGGTCTGCCCGGGTTAGCGCTTTCGATGCTCTCGTTGGTTCGGAGTCGCATGATCATGCCGGGCTCTAGGTAGTCGTACCGGTTCCCGTTTTCGTCGTTTGTTTCCTGCGAGATCGTTGTCGGCGGAAGAAGTCCAGTCGTCGGCGAGTCGCTGCGGATCGCAACCGTGAAACAGCTCGCGACCGCGCTGGCCTGTAGCTCGTTCTCAACGTACAAACCCAGATCCCGCATCCAGCTTACAACCGGCGCGAAGATTGTGATCCCGCGAGTCTGCCCGACTCGCTCGCGGTTGTAAAGATGGATGATTTCGCTCGCGTCAATCCGTACTGGAGTCGGCGCGACCTTGCGGATGTCGTTAGGGTGTGTCGGGTAGATCCAGTAGGCGATCGGCTTGCCCTCTTCGTCAAGTTCCACGCCGCGCACGATTTCAGATCCGTTTGCGGCGCGATGTCCAGCGAGCCGGTCGCGATCTTCGGCGAGCCTGTCGGCTTCGATCAGTTCAATTGCAAACGGGACCGGGCGAAAGATGCCTTTGTACTTTTGCGGGACCGTGATCATTCGGATCAGGACCTCGCCAGCTTCGACGATCTCCCGCATGATCATCTGCTGGATTTCGCTGAAAGTGTATTGCCCGTTGACTTCGCAGACTTCGCACCACTGTGACCAGACGCGATCCCGCTCGTCGTTTACGTTTTCAACGTCTTCGCCCTCTGGCGTTTCAAAGGCGCTTTGGACGTTGATCCCTTTGCCGATGACGTTGTTGACATAAGTATCGACGACACCCCACGCCCAAGCGTTGTCGCGAACCAGCATCCTCGCCCACGCCCGCATGGTATTCGCGCCAAACGGACCAGACAATTCTTGATCGGCGCTTTGATTCTTCGGCCGCTTGTTCGCGTTGAGTCGGCTCGGCTCGGCGGCGGAGTATCCTCTCTGAAGCAGCTTTCTCGCGTGCGCCCGCTTGAGCGCCGACTCGGGAGAGAACGCGCCGATAAAACCGTCAAGTAATCGCGTAAACATTTAGCGGCTTGTTGGGTTGAATTTTGCAAGAGTAAAAATGCCCGCGCCGTTTTGCCGTTCGAGTTCGCGCGTTAGCCGGTCTCTCGCGTCAAGCAGGGCGGCGAGGTCTAGCTTCGTGACAGTTCGCCCTTGGATCGAGTAGCTCGAAGCGCCGCCTGTAATCAGCGCGAACAGTGCGGCGTTGATCTCGTCAAGTAGTTGCTGGGTGGTCATGGCTTTACTTTATCTGCTGGCGGGGTAGGTGTTTCAAGTTGTACCTCAGTTTCCGCTTTTGTTTGCGGCTGGTTTTCTATCCCGCTGGACAATGGTTCGGAGTGAACCCAGCTTTGTTGACAGAAGTGGCAGCGAATGTAGCGGATCATCAGCCCGGCTTTTTTTAGCGTTGCATATACCCGGCTGTAGTTGGAGTGCTCGGGCCTGAGCCCCTTACAGAATCCGCAAGGAGGCGCTGAGAAAAGTCTCGGCTTGGGTTTCTCTTCGATGTCGGCGGGGCGCCCTCTGTGTTTGTTTTTCATCGTCGATTAACCCAGCCTTTCCCGTTTCCTCGGTTTAGGTTCCCTGATCGCTGTTGCATTTCCTGCGGTGTCGATGACTTGGCAGGCGCGTGAATTACTGGCGGCGCACTGCTGACAACTCGAACGCCGATGATCCCGGCCGCGCAGCAAGCCAAAGCAGTCGCGTCGAGATAGTGATTGTTCTTGTTGATCTTCACCCACTTGCGCTGCAGCCCCTTGCCCGGGACAAAGATCTCTTGCCGTTCTTCGGCCACGATGTGATGACTGTAGCTAAGATGCCGCTTGGGATCTTCGCTCGCGTAAAGGCTGATCGCCCCATCGTTTCGCTGGTGCTGGTCGTCAAAGGTTGGCGTGTTGAATCGCTCATGTACCCACTGTTTCCAGAACTCGGAGTTGTGATGATAAAGCCAGATCCGTTCGCTCGGCATTGCCCCAGCCCAGCACTCCAGAAACGTGCGACGAGTGACGCTGTTCTGTCCAAGCTGAAACTGGCTTTCAGCGTAACCCTTGGCGGAGGCAAACGGAGAGCCCGCTTCTCGGCAGAACTCATAGATCGCAACGCCCCACTCTCCGCCTGAGTCGATCAAGCAAAACTCGGGAGGGTTTTCGGCAAGGATGTCGGTTCGCCATTGCAAAAGGCCAGTGAAGATCGCCCGCTCGATTGCTTGCTGGCTGGTCGTGGTTCGAGTGCCGGGGACCTCGGCGATCCCGTAGTCGAGCACCGAGCCGATCGCGTTTCCGTAAAATGCGATCTTGACCCAGTGACAAAAGTATTTTCCGACATCGCAGCCGACGACGATCCTGAGAGGTCCGGCCGGGGGAAGCTCATTCTGCCTTAGCCCGCTGATTCGCCCGGCAACCCTGCCCGCCGTGAGTCCGATCGATTCGATTGCTTCCTCTTCGTCGGGCTGGTTTTGAAGTTCGGCGTTGACTCGCGACATTCCGAGATCGGCGACCTTGTTGAAAAAACTTTGCAGCCCATCGACTTCGATCGGCTCTCCGTTGGGCTTGAGCTTGCTGATGTAGCGGTAAGGGTTGGCGAGCTTCGCGCCTGTCTGCATTTCCTCCCGCTTGGAAAGATAAAACGCAGTAGCCTCTTCGCCGTCTTTGTCGCCAGCTTCTTGGTTCTTCTGGCGGATCGCTATGTACTCTCTCCAGAGGTCAAGGTTTTCCGGCCACGACAAGAGACTGCCGTAGCGGTCGCCCGCGAAAGCTGGCTTGCTTGTTCGATCCGTAACCCGGTACGAATAACAGCGGCGGTTTTGGATCGTCGTCAAAACTACGCGAGTCATCTGTTTATCAGGACCGCATAGCAGCGCGATGTCACCGTCGATCATCTCTTCGACGTTATGGTGCTGCGTGTCTGAAAAAGCAACCTCGCGAGTCTCGGGGTCGTCTATGAGCGCAAAGTCGGGGCGAACGCCGCTGAAGCTGATGCCACGGATCGCGCTGTCGAGTCCGCAGTAGCTTACAAACCGATTGCCGTAGGGGCTCCCGATGACATCAGGGAAACCGATCTCGTCTTGGGTCCAGATGATGCGAGTAGGTCTCCCGGCAACGTGTTGCTTGCTGGCTCTTTGCGGGGCGCCCTCCAACGCAAGAACACAATCGCAGATCTCGGGGAAGTCGGCAACGATCAGGGGGTTGATCGCAAACGTTTTTTGAACTTGCTTGAAAATTTTCTGCGCGAGCTTGCGGGTTGCCGCGACGATCATCGGGAACCGGACAAGACACGCCAGAAGAATGTAGACCAGCATCCAAGTCGCGACTTGTGTCTTGCCGTCACCGCGAGGCGCTGCAACTGCTTTGTCCCCGCCTGTGAGCGCTCTTTCGTGAATCGCTCGGATCATCGCTCGATGATGTTCCGAAAAGGGATGGTAAAACGTTTGCGCCCCGTAAGTTCGGAGGAACCGCTCGGGGTCTTGCAGGCAGTCGGTTCTCCGCTGGAGGTCTGCGATCGGTCTGAGGCTAACCTCGGCCGCTTTGCTGCGAGTCTCCCGCCGTCTCGTAATGTCAGCGCTCCGCTCGTCATAAGGGATTGGGGGAATCTGCCCCGGGGAGACTAGCTGGTTTCTGTTTTGGGATTGCGATTGCATCCAGCCCACTACTTGCTCCCGGTCGCTCGGCGGCAGCATCGCAAGTAGGCTGATCAGTTCGGATTCTTTCAATGACAGCAGCGAATCGATTTCGGCTTTCGTCAGAGATAAGCTGGTCATCGAAATCCGCTCCCGCCCGAGTGTTTAACAGATCCGCCGCAAGCAGCGCCTTGAAAGCCGCGATCACTTCGCGATTGCGACTTTGCGGCGATGAGATTATCAGCATGATTTTTTGGACTGCAAGCTCGCGAAATTTTTCGGGGATGTCCCATCGATCGCGAAATGCCCTTGCATACTGGTTAAGCTCGGCGACTGTTCCCATGTAGTTTCCTTCGGTCTAAACCGCACCGCTAAATACCTTGCCGCGCCGCTGTGCTCCGCTTCGCTTGCTGATTCGATTGTTCCGTAGCGTTGTGCAAAGTCGAGCGCGAAAACGACATCGAGACGAAACGGGATCGCTCCCCGCAGCGATGCCGGGGTATGATCAGGAAAATTGAAAAAAGTATGGTTTCCGCCAGCCATAGCCGCCCAGTTCGGCTTGCCTATCGTAAGGAATACTGTAACCGGATGCCGCGCGTTTTCGAGAATCGAAACAAAATGTTTCCACGGCGATCCGTAGGTGTCTACGTCTATGACGTTCCAGTCCCAGCCACGTTGAGCCAAAACTCTCGCGCTGTCTACCTTGATCCGCCCTTTTTGTTTTTTGACATCGACACCGAAATAGGTTCTGAGCGAAAACTCTTTTTGAAGCGTCCCCCAGATTAGTTTGCTGCCTTGACAGCAGTCGAAAACGTCGAGAGGGCCGGGTGTCCGGTTCTTAAGGTACTCCCGCCGAAGCTCGAGCTTGGCGTGGATCCCAGCGTTGTCTCTAACTGAGCGCACTTGGGAGTTCTCCATCGTTCACGCAAAGCTCGACAAACGTATCCGGTAACTCGGTGATCTTCTCTACCATCGAAGCAATTTCGCCATAGCGGATCGTTGGGATGCCGACGAGCACCCAAGTCAGGTTGGGCAGAGGCTTGACTTCAAGCTCCCTGATCTTGGTCTGGTGATCTAGCTCGTTAAGCCCATGCTGGGCTCGAATGTCAGCGATCAGACTGTCAAATTCCGCGCTGTTTGTGTCTAGGTTTTCTGTAAGCGATGCGAGAAGGTCTCGGTTTGTGTCTGCCATTGCGCCGATCGGATCGTAGGTTGCAAGCAGCTTGTCCGTTTCCGAGTCGTTGAGGTCAAGGATTAAAACCGGGACCACGCTTTCACCGGCGACTCGAGCCCTTGCGTGTCCGTCAATAATCTGGATCTGCCCGCTTGGTAACTCCCGGCCGAGCTCCGCCCCGGCAAAGCCGATCTCGGAGAGGGTCGCCTTGATTGCATCGAGCTGCGTCCCCGAGTGTAGCCGGTAGTTTTTTGGATGCGCCTGCAGTTCGTTCGCCGGGACTCTGACCAGCTTTACAATGCGATCGCGGATCACTTGTTTTCCCCGTGTTTCTGGGCCATTTTCAGACACCCCCTGATAGGACTATACACCCCTCGGTTAGGGCGGGGGGTATGGGAATATCCCCCCTCCCCCTGAATCGTTCAAAATCACGCGGACTGTGTATTGAAATTTTGGGCCTCCCA